TGTTCGAAGCGTTCTCGCTGATAGAGATCAGCTTGTAAAACTCGAACGAGCCGAGAACAACGGAGAGAATCGTGTCGGCAGACGACGCGATTGTAGTGTTCTCTGTGTGCTTTGCCGTCGCAGCGCCGCGAGCGCCTTCGACAATAAACTTAATGTTTCCAGCAACACGCATGAGAGTGATCTTCGACAGCATCGGGGCAAGTTTCTTCATTTTCTCAAAGAACTTGTCGGCCGTGATCTGCGGGATCGCCGTGGTCGTGTCGGTCGTGGCGTATGCACGTTCCATGATCTGCGCATCTTCCTTGTTCGGCTTGCCCATCAGGGTACGGAGGTAGGCGCTGCGGTATTCCTGGGAATCTCTCTCAAACATCTGTGTGGCCTTTCTCGCCTCGATAGGCGCGACAGGTACGGCGGTTGCCTGCACCTCTTCAATCAGTTTCTGTCTCGTTTCGATGGCCAAATCGGCCGCCTTGCGCTCTTCTTTCAGAGCGTCGAACTCTGTGCGGATTTCCGTGATCCTTTCCGGAGTAAGGTCCCCGTCAAGCTCTGTGCGGAGCTCTGCAAGTCTGGTCTCGATTTCTTTAACCGTTCTCATTTCATAGCCTCCATTTCAAACATCAGTTTCATTTGTTCTTTATTCGCATCAGCTCTGCGCTTTAGGTATGCACCGATCTCCTCGGCGACGGCTTCGTTGCTCCACGATTCCGTTCTTGCTGATATGCTCGTTTGGTTATTTGCCGGTATTGAAACCGCCGACACGTCATAGATTTTTTTGACCGCAAGGATCTTTCTTGTGACCGTCATATTCACATCGTCGTATTCGATTGACTGTTTATCGACCGTGAATGCCCACGACATTTTCGTTATCAGGCCGGCAACGATTTCCTCGTGCAAGTCCCGAGCGGATCGAGTCTTTCCGAGGTCCGCGCCGATTCTCAAACCTTTCGAATCGACCTGAAGAACAAGGCCGTTTTTTGTTCTCGCGTAAACTCTGCCCTCGTGGTCGTACTGCATGATGACATCGGACATGTCTGCTCCGATAAAAGCGTTCCGGTCAATGACCTCATACGCTTTGTATCCGTTAAATTCGTACATAAAATAAGGACTGTCGACCGTAGTCGCGTAGCCCTCGACGTAGTATTCCGACTCGATTAGCTTGCCTTCGGTGGCCGGAGCCAATGCCGAAAGCATGGCCCTATATTCTCTGTTATTCTTCACCGGCATTCGTTACCTCCTCCGGCTCTGCTGCCGGTTCTTCATTCAATGGTTCTTGTACAACTTCGTCCGTTTCTGCCTCTCCGAGCCGGTTGATTTCCGCATATTCCTTTCGGATATATCGCTTGTCGCCGCCCGGAACAGGCGCCCTGTTGAACACTTCGCAAACATCGTCAATAGACAGCACGCCGCGGTCAAACATCTGTGTCGTGTACGACACCTTCGTGCTGACGGACGCGTATTCCATGCGGTTTGCCTCTAACGTCACGCGGTTTTCTGTTCGAATTTCGCGCAAAGTGAAAAGCATATTCATCAGCGCCATCGAGGTTTGAAGCCCCCACGGCTCGACGGTTCCTTCGTAATACGCGTTCCATTCGTCCTCGGTAAAACTCGATGTCAGAATTTTCTCGTTTGTCCCGAAGTATTCAAATGCGTTCATTCGGATTTCGGCCATCTGCTGAGAATTAACAAGCATTGGTTTTGATTCGATTTGCTTGACGTCCTGAAATTTTGAGTCAAAAAGCAAAAGCCCCGAATCGTTGCCCTCGATGTTCGCCTTTGAAAAGGTGTCGCGGGCCTCTTTAATCGTCTGGTCTTTGGCCGGAGCAGTAAGCCTCGCCATAAACCGGAAGAATCCGGACGAAGCCGCGCCGTTCTCAATGACTTGCCGCTGCGCGTCGATCAGTCGAAGTGTTCCCGATATCGGGGAATTCGAAGATCCGAAAAAATCATCTTTGTAATAGTGGCTCCGAATATGCCCGATTTTCTCGTACTCGATTGTCGTTTTTTTGCCGCCGAACATGCACTCCGCCCACACTGTCCCGTTCGGCATCGTCATAATTCTGGTTGACCCAGGAGCGCCCGCCCAAAACTGGATGACTTTATTCGAAAATGGATCAACGATAGGGAAGATATACGCATTATTCTCACAGTCAAAAACGGTTGAGAGCCGATACAGAAAATCGTATGTGCTTTGAATGTCGTTAGGCTTAAACTCGAGAATGCGCTTTAGGTCGGGCCTAGCGGATCCGGTAATTACCGGCTTTAACTTCGCCCTGTGTTTCGCGTTTGTGACTACGCACGCGCGAGTCAGGTCCATTTCGAAGATGCCGCCCGCAATGGTCTGAAACTTTGGCTGGTATCCGGACATTACCTGAAAATACTGTTCAACCTTCGTAGCGGCTTGCCGCTTTTCTCGATCCCACCCGATGTGAAACGCCATTATTCCAAATCCTCCATATACGCCGTGTACTCTTCGATATGCCGGGAATAAACTACCCACGCATCAATCAACGATACCGCGCCATCAATTCTTAATTTCTGGTTTCTCTTTTTTACGGGCCTGATATTCTCGTTGTCATCAGTCTTCTCGTTGGTGTTCGTTAGGCACCAAATCAAAACAGGGTTCTGGTTGTAGTTAATTGTTTTGCCTTTCATCTCTGCGGCCAAATCCTTCATAGGTGCCGACATTGTCTTCGCACCCTGAATAACCTCTTCCAAAACAAACCCGTTTTGCTTCATGTCTTCGATCCAATACTGCGACGACCAAGGATCATATCCGACCCAGATCATGGATATCAGGTGTTCGTCTCGCATCTTGCAAAACCACTCTGTAACCATTCGGTAATCCACTTTGTACCCGGGGCAGAACGTCACCCATCCGTCTTTCTCGTAGATGTCGTATCGGATGCCGTCCTCGCGGACTTTTCTTTCAACGACATCTTCCGGAATAAAGTATTGTTGCAGAACGTATGACATCCCGTGCTTAACGACAAGAATTGTCGCGCACGTTAAATCCGACGTGGATGACAAGTCGACGCCGCCAACGGCGTATGTGTCGCGGATGGCTGATATGTCAAATTTCAGTGTGTTCTTAACTTCTTGATAGTTTAACCAAGACCCTTCGGACGTTTGCCGCATGTTAAAATCTTTACACAGCACGCCCGGGATCTTCTTTGGCGATCGCTTAGCCTCGTCAACAATTTTTGTAAGATAGTCAAGGCCCTTGATCGTTCCTAGTCCGGGGTTCGATTTAATCCAGCACTTCGGGTCCGTCCATTCATCGACTGAATCCAGCTCGTAAAGCAGCGGCAAAAACTCATCATCGTGAAACCCCGGTTGCCATTCTGCGACTCGTTTTGCATAGTCGTATCTTTCGTCGTATATGGACTCTCGGAGCGTGCCGGCTGTTGTCGTCATCAAAAGCATACGATGTTGCTTCGGCTTTGTTGATAACTACCGACCATTGACCCAATGCCGCGTTATATGTCATCCATGAATCGCAAGATGACATGATGCGGTCAATGTTAGAAAGAACCGATTGCCCTGCATCTAATACGCCGTTGATGCGATAACGCGGTTGTGTAGATGGTGTACCGCTTGAATTTGTAAATGTAATTAGTTGGTCGCCGTAAGTGTTCAACGCTGTTGCGCTTGCGCTGTTAACAAACGCTGTATCTACTGCGCCGCCGTAAACTGAATTGGTGATGTAGTCATACCAAACATCGCCCGCTTTGGCTACGCCAGTTCCATTTAATGCGTGTTTAACTTTAAAAGTGATTGGGTTAAGTTGTGTTGTACCTGCATCGCGGTTGTAAACAAGTTTGACAATAGCAAAGCCCAAACCGTTCATTTGGCGTGTGCCTGTCCATCGTTGTGCGCTTGCAATGTCAGAACCGCCCATTACGGTGCTAGGTGCTGATGCACCGTTTGCGGATGTGATTGTGCCGCCCGCGGTAGATGTATAAAGATTGATGTAAAGGTTGCCGCTAATCTTTGTATCTACATTGCCCGCTTCATCGGTCAGGCTAACAACTTTAGTTAAATCGCTACCATCAAAAGTTATTTTTCTATCGCCGTAGTACATATCGGCGGTATCAAAAGTAAATTGACCATTTGGGCTAATGCTAGAAATAGCCAAAACATAGTACATTGTCTTTTGGTCGGTGGTTAAAACCGCATCAACAAATGTGCCGCCCATGTAGGCATCGCCATAAACAATAGGAATTGCGTTAACGGCGCTTGGCGGTACTTGTTGCCTTACGCCCATGTCTTGTTGTTTTTCGGGGTTATCCGCGAATACACGGGTAACAACATAAGAAATGGCA